AAAGCAAAATCATTTGTAATTAATTCATTTAATCTATCTTTTGCTTTATCAACATCACCAATGAGATCATTAATAACTGTGAATCTACCAAAGGTCGTTGGATTTAATGCTTGTTGTAAGGTTGGTTGTAATTTGACCAAATCTTCAAATGACATACTTAAATCATCTACATCTTGTTTAGCAAGACCTAATATATGCAAAGCCCTCGCAGCCAGTATAAAATTTTCTAACATTGGTGATGCTTTTAAACCTTCCATTGTGAAGTTGCCCATAGATTTTGTAAAATCTATTAATGCGTTCATTGCACCAATTATCTCTGCTGTAACTGCGCCAAATGCAATTGCTAATGGTTCAAGGTTTACCACCACATCTTTTATCTTAATTACAAATTCTGTAAGTTCTTTGTTTAAACCTGCTTCACCTATTTGGACTTGAAATTCTGCAGTTGCATCAGCTAGGTTTGAAAAAGCACCACTAACTGTTTTTGCTCTTTCAGCTAAAGCTGTACCAAATCTTTGACTACCTATTTCTCTAAGGTATTCTGTAATTGCTGCACCGCTTCTTTCAATAACCTTTGTTTGACCTTCAAATGTAGCTGAAATTTGATCGCCTTGTAGCTTTGCTACAATGCCAAACTGTTTAAGCATTTCCATTTCGCCTGTTGTAGCGTTAAATGTAGCTTGTGCAAGTTGAGTAATACTTCTACCCATGCCTGCAGCCAAATTACCAAAATCACGCATGGCTTCTTCAGTTGGCAAAACTCCTGCTTGATAAAGTTTTATAAATGCTTCAGCAACTTCATCAACTTGGAATGTGGTAGTAGCTGTAAATTGTCTAATTAATCTAAAAGATGCTGCTGCTTGTTTTGCGCCACCTGTAACGGCTCTAAGTGTTGCTTCTAAATCTTCAAATCTTCTATTAGTATCAATTATTCCTTTTAATGCAGCGCCAACACCAATAGTTGCTAAAATACCGCCTAGCTTACTAAATGCGCCATCAAGTTTTTTTGTTTTGTTTTGAGTTTTTTGCAGACGATTGTCTACACTGTCCATAGCTTTTCTTAGCTTTTTGGTTTCAGCTTTTATTTCTACTATTAACTGGTCAACTGTTGTAGCCATTAGTCAGGGTATAACTCCATTAAATTATCAAGTTCTGATCTATCCATAGGTTTTTGTTGATCGGCAGCATGAAACTGCTTAAAACCTTTTATTGATAGATACATTTCTCTAGGTGATAAATCCCAAAAGTCCATAGGTCTCATATTCATCATGCCAACACATATCATAAAGTAGTCTCCCCAAATAATAGGTGGCGTGTGTTCATCTACTCTATCGCTTTTTTTTTATCTTCCTCGTCTGAGTCATTGTCGTTTAAGGTAGATACCAAGAGTTTGGCTACCTCTGCAGAAGCAGTAACAATACCTATATCAGATATTATTTGCCCTACTTTTTTTTCATCAAAGTCATTACCGCCACCTCGCAGGGCATAGCGTAAAACGACTAATAATGTTCTTATGCGAACTTTGGCTTGTGATAGATTTTGTGCTAGTTCAAGAATCCCTGTGTCTAGTTCATCCTCAATCTTTACCAAGCTGTCTATTGTTAATCTAGCTTTGTAGGTTTCAGAACCTAATGTTACTTCAATCTGTCCCTTGAGTGGGTTTGTCATCTGACTTCTCCTTTGTTGGGCTTGCCATTGCAAGCGTGATTTTTAACATATCATCTCTCTCGTCAATCATGTGTGATTTGATTGAGATGTCTTTACCATTAACCTTAACACTCTTACCGATTAATACATTAGGCATATCTAGTTGATCGCCCTGCATCATACCCATAACGGTGTCTTTTTCTGCTTTTACCTTTACTTGTTCCCAAGCCATAGTCTTATACAGTTGCGAATGTTATAGCGCCTGCTGATTCAAAGGACATACTGTAGGTTACCTCACCGTTGTATTCCCCTGCATACTCTAAACTGGTTACTTGAAAAGCACCTGTGAAAGTACCAAAGTCAGGAACTAAAAACTGATAGTTGTCTTGTGTATCAGCTAAAGCGTTTGTTTTGATAGTTGTTTCTGATGCACCGTCTGTGAATACGCCACTTCCTGAAACACTGATTGATTGAACACCTCCTGCTTCCAATAAAGTTCTTTTTCCTGAAGAATCCTTATTAGTTACATCTACTGATTCATTGTTTACTGTTAAGCTTGTTGATCTAAGCCCTGCTATTGTTGCGAAAACTTCAGGTGAAGCACCATTGCCTACCTTCATTAACATAGCACTACCTTTTTGTGCTGCCATAATATACTCCTAAATACAGAGGGTATTTATTCCTCTAATTAAAAAATAAGGCATCTGCCAGTTGCTTACTTCGGTAAATGGTATTTATTCAAGTACCTAGTGTAATTGCACGAAATCTCATGACACCGTGCCGAGTTATCCCATCAGGGTCTCTCATAATGTCGCTGTATTCAAATCTAAGGTTAATTAGATTGACACCGCTAACAGTTAGACTTACATCATGCAATAAATCATGCACCTTGTCCATAATTTCTTTGGTTTGCTTTGAGCCTTTGTATCTTGACCAAATATGTATATTAATAGTTGTTTCAGCGCCTACTAGGTTGTTTGTGCTGTAATCTATTGCAGTTTCTTCACCTAAGGTAATAAAAGGGTAGTTGTTACCCTCAATAACCTCATCATAGACACCACAGTTAAGCGTAGCAGTTATTGCGTTGACATTAAGTGCAGTATAAATAGAAGATTGCAGTGCAAATTGACCTATGCTCATCTAATCACGCCCTCTTTCTTAAATATTTGAAGTATTTTAGACTTATTTTTTCTTAAGGCAGGCTGCATAAACGGTCTTGGTTGCATATGCACCGTTCCAAACTCTAAAGGTTTTGAGTAAGGCGCTGAAGATATAATTTGACCTACAACACTACCGTTTGCTTTTGTATCTACATCCATTGTAATTTGACTCACCAAGAACCCAGTATCACTTGCAGGTGGAGATAATGGTTTGGATTGCGTATGAGTTCTTCTTGGTTCATATCTTTGCACCGTTTCACCAGTACCACCCGCCATAATGCTAGACTTTGCAAAATTTTGCACAAGCATAGTTGATCTTGTTACTGCAGACTTTGCATTACTATGTGCATTGGTTACAAGCCTTTTATCCAGTCTTTTTTTAAAAGCATCTAGGTTTTTAAAACTCATACTGCAACGCCTTCTTCACAGAGCAATGTAAGGAATCTGTCTCTTTCGTCTACATTGATAATGCCATTAACTGCAAACTGTCTTGTTCCATAAGTAATTTTGCTGTTGGTGTCTATGTTCTTCATGTAGCGTATGGTGATCTCATGCGTAACCTTTTCCTGCAACATACCCTGTCTGTAGGTGCTGTTGGCGTTCTTGGGTTTGATGTTTGCGTAGATGGTTGCCACAGAGCCAAAGGATTGCGATAAGCCACCGCCTGCATCTCTAGTATTGGTTGCTCTCTCAACCTTTACCCTATAACGCATCTTGCCGATACTGTTAGCCATCTTAACCGAGAGCCATTAGAGAGGATGAACCCATCCCTCTATGAATTACATAGGGTGCGTACAATGATCTCAACATAGGGGGATAAGGTTGACTTGCATTATACATATCACCTCTATGCTCATAAAGGAAAGCTATGTGTTGCATGATGCCTAGCTTTATGGGTTCAGGAATGTTGTATTGCGAAGTGTAGCCAGTTACATATTTAACCTCTATGGCGTTTGCTACTCTGAGTGCTGTGGGGAATGTCTCGCCTGTTCTTAAAACCACCCTAGAAGGCTCTCTCGCGCTGTCTAAGTAATATTTAGAACTATCATAGGTAGTTGCTACATCCGCATCATCATAGGTCTTAATGTGGGTTACAGAGGTTACTGGTGATCTAGGCAAGACCACATAGTTCTTGTAGTAGTTTAGGTATGGACCAGTCCTTACGCCTTCCCACAAAGGGTCAAACCGATCTTCAAAGGCATCAAGGTAAAGTATGAGGGTTTGCGACATCAAAGCTCTGCCTGTATGTTCTTCGCAGAATCTTCTCGCACTTTCTATGAAAGGTCTTACGACTCTCTCGTCTGTTGCATCATCAACCCTAAGATACTCTTTGACTTCCTGCAAAGTTACTGGTTCTTGGGTTGGTCCTGTGTCTACTACTAATCCTGCCATTATGCCACCTTGTCTAATAAATAAGAGCCAACGATAACGGCATACAAGCCCCATATCATAGCTTCCATGCGAACAAATCTAGCTGAACCTGATTCTAATCTCTTGTCTAGGTTCTCATAGCGAATCGCACATATCTGTTCGTGCAACTCTAATGCACTTACATTAGTTGGATTTTTTGTCGCTGTTTTCTTCGCTACTGGTTTCTTCTTCTGCGCTATCTTCTTTGTTTGCATCTATACCCTCTAACTTCATAATGTTTTGGATATATTGAGCCTTTGCTGCTTGTTGTGATTTTAAGTCAACAATGACTTCGTTATACCTTTGGTTGGATAGCTTTAACTTTTCTTCAATAATAGATAACTCAACAAACAGTTGCTTACCCTCATCTGAGAAAGAGTCTGCATCATGTGCAACTCCGTCAATCGTTAAAGTGTTTCCGTTCTCTTTAGCTTCTGCCATAAATTACTCCTGTAAAAATTAATATCTTAGCATCATTAAGAATTATTGGAAATATAAGTATTTCCTGTAGCAATTGCATCTGTATAGCTAGACTTATCTGATGAGTCTCCTACTACGTCAGGTGTGGAGTCATCTTCATCTACTGGTTCATAAGCCAAGATAAGCTCAAGATGGTCTACATTACGCTGTATCATCTCGTTAATTTCTTCCTGAGGCATACCTAAAACTACATGAGCAGATGAACTGCCATTATCGTTTACATCATTTATCAGATTTACAGAATCTGTTGCTGATGTTAATACTTCTGTTACTGTTGCCATTTTTTACTCCTTTTGTTGTTAGCCTTCTAGGGCTTCTAGTCTTGTTGTTAATTCAGCGTTTTGTGCTGAAAGTTCTTGGATTGCTTTGACAAGCACTGGTATCAATGCTGTTTCTGCAACTTCTTGTGAGCCATCATCTCTATCATCCCAAAGTTTAAAGCCATCTTTAATGTTGTTATCTGCATCTATAGCAGCTTTAACTTCTTGAGCAATGAAACCATGATTGGTTTGAGAGTTTTTAAAAACTTCTGTTGAGCCTTCTTTATAAGCGTCAAAGGTTTCAGGTAGTTCGCCTAAATTCTTGTACTTAAAGGTACGAGGCTGTAAAGCATTGATAAAGCTAAGACCTGCTGTAGAGTCTACAATGTCTTTTTTGTAGCGTTCATCAGATACTGTTGCCCATGTAATATTTCCATGTGCTGCTCTAATGTCTGAAGAACCATCTCCTATGGTTGTATAACCTCCAGCACAACCTAAGTTGTAGCCAAGACCCATTGCTTTATTGCTTCCTGTGCCTGTTGTATGCATATATGCACCAACCAGTGTATTACCAGTGCCTGTTGTAATACCAACGCCATATAACCCTGCGTTGTATCCTAAACAAGTATTATAACCACCTGTTGTAATATCTCTTGATGTATGAGAACCAAGAGAAGTATTACCTGAACCAGTTAAAGTGTCATCCATACTTGCTGCACCAATAGCAGTGTTATAAGAGCCAGTGGTAAGACCCCTCAAAGATGCTTCACCAAAAGCTGTATTATTTGACCCTGTTGTACTTTTACCTAAAGACCCAGACCCACAACCAGTAACCCAAGACCCTGTGGTGTGTTCATCTAAACAATTTGCACCTATAGCAACAAGCCCAGGTCCAGTAGCTACTGCACCTGCGTTATACCCAACTGCTGTAAGACTACTACGGGTGGTTGTTGTACTTAAAGTATTATAGCCGATTGCCGTATTTTGTTCACCTGTGGTGTTTGCACCTAATGCATCTTTACCAATACCTGTGTTATTTGATGCTGTGGTGTTTGCCTTTAAAGCACCTTGACCAATGGCTGTATTAC